GTAGTTGGTACTGTGTATAGTGTTGTGCTTGATGTTGACGCTGCTCCACGAAAGAGCACCTTACTTGTTGTAGCCATTAGTTACTACCTTCCTTAGATTGCGCCCATAAGAGCGAGTATATAGTTGTTTTCGATTGCTGCTACGTCTACTGCTGCCCACTTAAGTCCAGTTGCTGTACTTGAATCGGCTTGTAAATATTGTCCATCTATTCCTACTGTTAGTTTGCCTGGTGTATCTGCAGCAGTTGCTACTAGTATATCACCTTTAGCATCAAACAATGCATTAGAGATTGATGTTGCTAAATCAAATGCGGTAAATGTAATTATCTCTAATATGTCAGATGCAGCAAGAGCGGTAAGTCCAGTAATGCTTGAACCATTAGATGCTGTGTAATCTGTACCACGAACTAATAGAACACCATTTAGATATACCTGCTCTTTACCAGCAATGTATGAAAGTGTTAGACCATTAGCATCAGAACCTGATACTGAAGTTTCTCCACCAGTTGCTACATACTTATAGCGATAAATTTCTGCAGTTGAGGAAATAGAACCCCAAGCAGAACCTGACCAAGCAAACATAGTATTAGATACTGAGTTCCAATATAGAGCACCAGTGATAAGAGCATTACCATCATTGTCTACGGATGGAGCAGTTGACTTAGCGCCTAAGTATCTGTCATCAAAGTTGTCATAGGTTGTCGCAGCAGCAGCAGCAGAGGCTGCAGCAGCGGTAGCAGAACCAGCCACGTTATCTACATATGCCTTAGTAGCAGCGTGTAGGTCTACAGTAGGAGCACCTGATAATGTCAGGGCACCAGTCATTGTAGAGCCAGCCTTTAGCACTACTGTATCTGAAAAGTTGGCTGTGTCATTAAGAGCAGCAGCGATTTCATTAAGAGTATCTAATGTAGATGGAGCACCATCAATAAGGTTGTTAATAGATGTATCTACATACAGTTTAGTTGAAGCATCTGTATTAGATGTAGGTGTGGCAAGGTTAGTAATCTTCTGGCTATTAACAGATACTGAGCCAGTAGGCGCAGCCATCTGGTCTAGGCGAGATGTTCTTACCTGTGTATCAAAATCAGAGATAGTTGATGCTGCTTGAGTACCTGTGTGGTTAGCACGGGCTAGTGGGTCAGTTGCCAACTTGCCTAATGAGATAGCAGCAGTATTAGAAATATCTGTGTTTACTATTCCACCAGTCAGGGCTAACTTGCTATAAGCAATAGCAGCAGATGCATTAACATCTGCGTTAACAATAGCACCTGTACCAATAACAGTAGTTAGGCTTACGTTGCCAGTACCATCAAAGGATACGGCAGATGCTTCTACATCTCCAGTTAATTGGAAGTTACGGGCTGTCTGTAAAGCAGTTGCAGTAGCAGCATTACCTGTTGCACTACCTGCAGTTCCAGATACGTTACCAGTTACGTTACCTGTAAGGTTACCTGTAAAGGTACCTGCAATAGCACCAGTACCAGTAATCGTTGGGCTAGTTAAAGTCTTGTTGGTTAATGTCTGTGTGCCAGTCAGAGTTGCTACACCAGTAAGTGTATTGTCTGCTGCACTAATTGTCTTGTTAGTTAAAGTCTTTGTATTTGTAGTTGTTACTACATCGGCAATAGTTAATCCGTGTGCAGTTGTAGTATTCTCAACGTGTTGATTAGACTCACGGTAATCTCGACCAATTGCCATATGGCGCACTACAGCACCAGCAGAGTGGGCTACACCAGTTGAACCATCGATACCACGAGTAATAGTAAGTGTGTTAGTTGAGACCGCCGTTACATCTACAATTTCTTCAAGCGCTGTATCTGGGTCAATCACCACCGTAAAGGTTTGGCCAGCAGATATTGTGGCACCACCTAATAATGAGGTTCCTGATACAACGGTTGCTGAAGTACCAGAGGAAGTTAACGCTCCAGATAATGTGGTCTGTTGTGAGCGTGAGGAGTATTTACGTGTTGTCATTTATTTACCTATCGGCTGTAGTGGACGCGGATTGGATATGCAGTTTGCTGTCTTTGAGTTTCCTCATTTAAGCGTTGTGTATATAGGGCGTATAGTTGTTTTGTTGCAGTTTGTGAAGCACCATAAGGACGTTTGCTATCTGTCTCATCTGCCTGTGGGCTAACTTGAGCAGCACGTGCAGGGTCAAGGTAAGTAAGCAAACGATAAGAAGCACCCAATACAATTACATCTTTACAAGAGTTTGGTAGTCCAGTTTGTGTTGCGAAGTCTTGAGCATTAGTAGTGAATGGAACTGGGTCAGTAGCATATACAACCTTAACAGTTCTGCCAGGAGTAATATAATCTCCAATGGTTACTGTTTGGGAAGTAGCACCAAATGCTGTAGCATCTGCTTTAGAATCCCAAGACCAGCGACGAACAGGAATCCATTCAAGTGATGGACCAACTGATTGCCACATAATTGAAAGAATGTTTTGGATATTTAATCCATCAAAATCATAGGTTGTTTGAGCAGCATTAAATGTAAAGGTAGTTACATTAACTGCAAATATGCTAGAGCCAGCAGCATTGATAGTATCGTTGATAGCCTTCTTAATTACATAACGTGGGAATGTAGGTGAGATGGTAACCTTAGTATCTGCTGTGTGTGTAGCAGCAGTAGTACCTAGATAGCCACGACCATAAGGGGATACAGTTGCTGTGTTAGCAACACGGTCAAATGAATCTACCCACAACAACTCTTCATCAATCTCAACTACACCTTTACCAAGGTTTTCAGTAGAGCCTAAAGATAATACAGTAGGAGATGTAGATGGTGATGTTAGAGTAGTCACTGCACTAGTTAAGTGAGTTGCTCTATCTTGTTGGTAAGTATATCCAGCAAGGTTAATCTGAACCTCATTGATTAAATCTGTTAATGTAGTTGTCATTAGGCGTTGATACTCCGTAATGCAGCAGGTGCTGCTAGGCCAGTAGTGCCTGCAAGTTCATTGCAGATTCCATCAATATCTTTAAACTTATCTCTTGTTCTATTAGCCTCAGCCTTGATATTTAAAGCACCAACAGTGGCAAGTCCAGTAGTGCTAGCATAGGCATTTGCTGCCCCTTGCTCATCTAATCCAGTTGTACCAGCAAGACGATTAAGTTCTGCGGTTAAACTACTACCTGCTTTACCAAGTGCCATTGTTTATCCTATCTAGGTGTAATGATTTTCTTATCAGGGGTGATAAGTTTTGACTTAGGCTCTTCCTTGGGTTTACCAAAGAATGCTTTGTAATAATGTTCATCAAATGAAAAACGTTTCATATGTGGAGCAGTGGCTCCTGTGTGGCAATAGAGTGGAACTTCTGCCTTATCGCATAGTGCAAAGAAGAATATATCTTCGCCTATAAACTTAGTTCCTCTACCCATCTCCATAAACACCTGTCCATCTGGTGCTACGGTTCTTACCTTCTCAACTACGCTGCGGTGCATTAGGATAAATCCAAACCCTGCAGCATCTACCTTAATCAGTTTATTCTCGGGTAGTGGATGTACTCTGGATAATCCAAAGCCACCATCTCCATCGTTAACAAAACTAAATACTGTAGGCATTGGAATCATTAAAGGTTCCTCAGGATTATCTGTAGTAAAATATACTCCAGTAACTAGAGGACGTTCTTTAGCATCCTTGTTATCCCATAATAATCTAAACTTCTCTGGACTAATCACTACATCTGAGTCTACCCATAGTAGCCATTCATAATCAGTCTTGTCATACCAGTAGTCAACTACTGTCTGTCTTTGTCTAGCAATTTGATTGCCTTGACTTCGTAGTGATGTAGCAAATTCTACGCCAGACTTTAGCATTACATCTGCTACGCCTTGCATAAACTTGCCATCTACCATTCCGTTATCACACCATACTAGTGCTACAGAATCTTTATTGCTCATAGTCCCCAGTGTCCCTATCTGTACTTTGCTGTCTTCTTTGCTATTGATTTAGGTTGCTTTACAAACTGCTTACCTTTTTTCATACCCTCACGCTTAGCCTTACTAGTTGCTGCATATTCAGATGAGGATAATGCTTCTCTTGCTTTCTTAGGTAAGTATCTTTCGCCAGTAGCCTTCTTGCCCTGAGTGCTAGGTTTGCCAGACTTGGTGCCCCACTCTTCTTTTGTCCATTTAGATAAAGACTTTTGCTTGCCACTCTTACTACCTGAATAACCACCACCGGACTTTTTATATTCCAGTGCTACAAGTTGGGCTTTACGAGCAGACCATTGTCCAGGCTTGCCGCCTTTAGAACTGGCCATAATACGATTCTTAATACGATTCCTAAGTTCAGGATTAGTATAAGACATTACCATTTAACCTTGTCTGCCCAGTACGCTGCAGACATTTTGCCTTTAGCAATATTCTTAGCGTGACGTGCTTTAAATGATTTTTGTCTAGCAGTAGGTTTTCTATCCCCAGTTACACCTTGCTGTCCAAATCGAATAGTCTTTACTTGACTACCTTCTTTAGCCACTACTACGTGTGACTTGGTTGGATGATTAGGAGTACGTTTTGGTTTGTTAAAACCAGATACTCCCGCTCTCTTTAATCTTGAATCTTTCACTTGCTCCCCTTAACTACTTCTTTCGTCTTAGGGTCAAGGCGGACTTTTTCCGACCCATCCTTCCGAAGAATAACAATTACACCGTCCCGCATAATTGATTTATTCCAACCGTCGTGACGCTTACGTTGACCCGATGACATTACTTTTTCTTCTTTGACATTCCAGCCTGAGATAGGGCAATAGCAACTGCCTGCTTCTTAGACTTTACCATCTTCTTTGACTTGCCAATATTAAGAGTTCCAGCCTTATACTCTTTCATAACCTTGGAAATCTTTTTCTTTGCTGCTGCTTTTTTCATTATTATCTTGTCCCTGGTCTACGAGCAATACGAGTTTCAGGTATATACATTCCTGGGTATTTTTTCTCAATTGCTTTTTTAGCAGCAGCCTCGGCTGCAGCCATACCTGTATCAGATATTGTCATACCAAAATCTCTAAGAACCTTTTCACGTCTTTGATTATCCGTTAACTTCTTAGGTTTAGGTGTTGGTTTAGGGGTATTCATATTACTTCTTCTTGCCCATCTTCTTCATACCCTTACGCATTTCCATCATCTTCTCTGCTTTTGATTCCATCTTCTCACCCTTAGCATAAGCCTTTGCAGCCTTCTTGCCTTTGGCGGTATATGGGAACTTCTTCTTTCCTACTTTTGGCATTAGATTTGTCCTATCTCTTTCATTACGGCTGCGGCTTTTTGAGTTATATCTTTAGTCTTAGGCATAGTGTCCGCATTATACGCTTTGCCTAAAATCTCTGATGCTTTATGCGCTTCCTGTACGTGACGCATAGTTGTTCCTGCTGGTTGTATCCCCTGTGCTCTAGCATCTCTATATGCCTGTAACTCAGAGTTCCATTTCTTATCTGGTATATCTCTTTTAGCATCTCCAGTATTCATCTGAAGACTTAAACCCTTGCATCCAAAACATCCATCAATTGGTTCTGGATGATGTTCCCAGTGTTTCATATATCCCCTATATTGCTGTAAAGTTAGCCTCAGTAATTCCTAAGCCTGCTGCTATTAATGCAGCCTTTGTAGTATCATCTACTGTATGTTCATATCCACCACGATAAAATTCATCATAGTCGGTTATATCTTCATCTAGTATATATCTTACTTTAGAATAAGTTCCACCACTTTTGGCAATGCTTACACCTTTATCTAATTTATAGAAATAAAACAGTCTATGTTTTCCAATAGGTGCTTCTTCTACAACTGGTGTTGTAAATGTATAATCTGCCATTGTTCTCCTTAATGAACTTACTGTAAGACACTGCAACGTATTCGCCGTATAAACAGTGTCTTACCGTCAATCAACTAAGCGATTGAAGAACCTGATTCGATTCTGTATAGTGCCTCTTCGCGGTAGCGTGCAAAGCCTAATACGCCGTACCAACCCATTGGGCGGTGACGCATCAAGCGGTCAACTACTGGTCCGATAACTACGTGTGGCTCTTCGGCAACTGCCTCAGCCAATGCTTGCTGTCCTGCTAGGATTGTGCGGTATACACGAGCAGATGAAGAACCATCTGTTGCGTTGTATAGACGTGGAGACTCTACGAAGTATGCACCCTCGTATGTTCCGATTTCTCCAGCCCAGATACGGTCTTGTGCAGAGCCGTATTGGTTAGGAAGCAACCATCCTGCAGAACCTGTCTCAGCACGAAGATCGTGTGAAACTTCTGGGTGGATACCACACCAGTATAGGCTACCCTTACGAGCAACAGCCTTGTTAGCACGTAACTTGGCTACAGCCTTGCGTAGGTTTGCAGATGAAATTGTTGCAGCAGCAGTAATTGTTGCTGTTGAAGTTGCAGTTGAACCTGAGTAGATTACGTTGCTTCCGCCACGCAATGTTGTCATTGCTACGGAGTCAATAGAATCTGCAAGGTTAAATGCAATGATGTTAGCAATTGCAGGGTCAACATCTGCAAGAGAGAATAACTCTAATGCACGAGTTACCAACACTGAGTTACCGTACTCGTTAAGAGTAATGGTTACTGAGGTTGGTGTTGACATTGCTACTGCATCTGGATCAGTTGTTTCTGTCAGGGCAGTAGTTGCTACTGATAGATCAACATAGCGTTGTAGAACAACTGTTGATCCTGGGATTGCTTGACGGGCTGGACGCTTATCTGCGACTGAACGAATTAGTGGTTCAGAACGGAGAGCGAATTCTAGAAGACGGTCATATGCCTTCTGTACTAGACCAGCACCACCAGCGGTTCCGCCTAATGAAGCGGAGTCTGTTGATACGTATGCCATTTCGTCACCTCCAAGTGACTATGAACGGAATTATTGTGAGCGAAGTACATCTAATAATGCATCCATTGAATCTGCATTATCGATGCGAAGATTTAAATCCTCTGCTCGGTCTGGGGTCATAGCATTTTGAGTAAGAACATCTTGCTGCCTTAGGGCTGCTCTATCTGTTTCACTTACCTTTGGCTCTTCCTTGTCAATCTTAATTCCAAATAGATCAGCGTTATCTTCGAGCCAGTTATTCACTGTATCTTCGTTAACATCATCTAAGTCTTTAAGAACAAGTCTAGCAGCCTTTGCGTTGACACCCTTCTTTTCTAGGACTTCTTTGACAACTCGTTCACGCTGCACCTTGGTTAATCCCTCAAGTTGCTCAGTGAGTTCTTTGATACGTTTCTCATCTGCACGCTTGGCTTTACGTAACTTTTTAAGTAAGTCACTTCCATCCATTTGTGTATCTGTATCTGTATCCAGATCGTCGTCTTCGTCTTCCCAGTAGTTGTTGCTCATAGCAACCCACCCTTCTATTCGTTGTAGTCGCAAGCCTCAGTTCTATTCGGGGAAATAGGCTGGCTCTTGCTATCGGTCTTATACACTGCGCGAGGGCCGATGGATCCGCGTCAGGATTCTAGTTATAGGTTTGTTGTTGTGCTTAGTGCGCCTCTACCAAGACCTGAACTCTTCTTAAATTGTGCTGCTTCGAGTTCTGATATTCTCTGTCTTCTGCGTGCTGCTGAGGCTAAACCTTGTAGTTGTTCTTGTTCTGCTTCTAATCTTCCGTATTGTTCTTCAGTTTTACCATAGATAGAACTTAACTTCTCCGCTGTTGGTAATACCTGCGCTATTCTTTGGTATCCTTCTTCAGCCTGAGCCTTAGTTAATCCTTGTCTAGCAAGAACATCTGCGCCTAAAGTACTAGTAGTTACGTTAGAGTAACCAGCAGTTTTTTCTGGGGTAGTTGCAAGTTCGCTAGCAGTAAGTCCTTGACGAACAGCAGCACCACCAATTTCAGCAGCCTTAACTTTTTGTTGTAGTGCAGGTAGTTGATTAACGGGATCAAGCATACCAGTTACAATGTCTCCAAGACCTAAAGATGAGTAGAACTTCTTAAATGTAGATAGAACAGCATCGTCACCCATTATTCTATCGTATGCTAATTGAACTCTTTCAGTTACTTCTGTTGGATCTGTATCAGAAACAATGAATTTATCGTAATAATCTTGAGTATTAAACTTAGGTAA